TGATTCACAAAATACTAAAAAGAAAGGTAGGTGAAAAAATAACATGAGCGATGAAATTCTAGAAAAGGTAGTTCGCACTAACGAGGTCGCTGCTGGAGGTGGAGGTCTTCTCAACCCCGAGCAGTCAAATCGTTTCATTGACTACATTTGGGATGCCACTGTTATTGCTCAGGATGCCCGTACGATCCGTATGCGTGCCGACACTGTTGACCTTGATAAGGTTGCCGTTGGCTCCAAGTTGGTTCGTCTCGCAACCGAGGCCGTATCAGACGGTGTGAACGCAGATGCTACATTCACAAAGGTTTCACTCACAACTAAGAAGTTGCGACTGGATTGGGAACTCTCCACCGAAGCCCTTGAGGACAACATCGAAGGTGATGCTCTTGAGGATCACATTGCACGCCTAATGGCTACTCAGGCTGGAAACGACATTGAGGATTTGCTAATCAATGGTGACACGGCTCAAACAGGTGATCCGCTTTACAAGGCTTTTGATGGTTTCCATACACTAGCACTTGGCGGCGGTCGCGTTGTAGAGGGTGGTGGCGATACCATTTCCAAGGCAACATTCAACTCTGCTCTTAAGAATCTTCCACGAATCTACAAGCAGCGTCGTAACCTTCTCCGTTTCTACACCGGCTCCAACCTTGTGCAGGATTACCTGTACAACCTAACAGCCATTGGTGTTGGTGGAACCCCCGACGATATTGCTTCTGGCATTATCCAGGGTAACCCATCAGGTCCACAGGGTGCTGCTGGCGGAAACTATCCTTACGCATTTGGTGTGCCCGTGGTTGAGGTTCCTCTCTTCAAAGAGGACTTGGCCGGTACATACTCAGGTGCTTCTGGTGTTCACGGTCGCGTTGATCTTACGTTCCCCAACAACCGTATTGTTGGTATCAAGCGTGATATCGTCGTGCATCGTCTGTACCAGCCCAAGAAGGATACGACTGAGTACACCGTATTCACCCGAGTTGGTTGCGCTGTGGAGAATCTTGATGCCTACGTAGTAGTGAAAAATGTCAAGGTTGCTTCCTAAGCAAACGACACAGGCAATAAAAGCCGCACTTTGGGCCAGGACAGTCGTCCTGGCCTTTAGTGTTTTGTGTGGTATAATAGACTCACAACTGAATAGCCCGCTGGTCCCGCTGGTAAAGCGGGACCGGTGGTGCAGCACACAAACAGACGAAAGGAAAAAATGAGTTTCGATACACTAAAGGTCGCAGAACTACGGAACGTTGCCGAGAGTTTTGGTGTGGACCTTGAGGGTGCCAAGAACAAGAAAGACATTATCGCAATGCTGGCGGAAGAGGGAGTCACCTACGAGGTGTACGACAATCTTGCTAACACTGAAAAGACAGAAGATTCCGAGATTGAGGTTTTTTACGACAAGAAGCAAAACAACATTGTTCCTGAGGGACAGACCGTTTTGGTAAAAATGGATCGGGGAAATCCTTTGTATGAGATCGGAAAGCACGTGTTTACCAAGGTGCATCCGTACGTTGCCATGACGGAAGAAGACGCCCAGGAAATCTTTGATACGGAGGACGGCTTCAGGTTGGCAACACCCAGCGAGGTTAAGGACTTTTACTCTTAATCACGTTCGTGCTACAATATTTATATGGAAATTTATCGTGGCGTTCCAGACGATGTTATTGTCTATGTAAAGAGTGGCGCGACCCTGGTGGACGCTGACGCTACTCCGGTGGCCCACTTGAGCGGTGGGCTTCTTGGAAGCACCGTTCCGGTGTCAAAGATTTCTACTGGAAAGTACAAGGCTTCGCTGAGTCAGTCTGACGTAAACCTTGACTACGATCAAACACAGACGCTCACATGGACGTATGAAATTGGCGGGGTGGAACAGACCCAAGAAACCGTCATTGAATTTACTACGCCGTATTCTAGCCTCACAGAGATACGCACACTGGTGCCTTCGGTGGCCGGTGCCACAGACGAGCAGGTAAAGCAGGCCGCAAGGTTTGCAAAACTAATGATTCACGGCTACACGGGTCAAGAATTTGGCAAGTGGAAAGAAACAATATGGAAAGACGGCAACGACAAAGACACGCTGACGCTTGAGAAGCGAATCCTTGACATTGATGAAATTTGGTCGTATCCGGACTATGCTGTCTACGACGACAATACTTACGTCAGCACCGACACAGGACTGTTGGTGTACGACGGGGCGACAGACACGCGTAACATTATTTCTCCGACACGTTACGCCATTAACATTAGAAACAATGAGGACGTGATTGTGGTTCCGGAAACTTTGTCTACGTGGACAACCGGAATTTTCTATTCAAAAAAGAATTACCGTATTACCGGAACGTTTGGCTGGGATTCGGTTCCGGCGGCGGTGTCGGAAGCACACAAGTTGCTCATTGACGACTGGTTCTGTGGAGAGTCGCGCTGGCGCAAAAAGTACGTTGATGTGATGCAGTCCGGAGTTGTGAGAACGTCGTTTGATAAGCGCGCATTCTTGAACACCGGTAATTTTTATGTGGACAAATTGCTTGAGCCGTACGTCACTCTCGGTTTTGTGGTGTACTAAATGTACGGTTGCTTAACTGGCGCAAAGTATTCCATGAAGGCGGACGTTTATCGTCAAACAAAAAGTCAGTCGGAGACCGGACAGGTAGTAAGGTCGTGGTCGTACGAAAAAACAATTGATTGCTTCATTGCAAGAAACATTACTAACTACTCCAGTAGCGACAACAGCGAAACGTGGGGAAACGTTTACGTCAGCGGACAAAATCTTATTTTGAGTACGGCAGAGCCGCTGTCTGATCGTGACAAAATAACAAATGTTTTGGATTCAAACGGTAAATTGTTGTACAGTGAAACAAACAACGACCACAACCCGACAGTGTTTGACATTCTTTCCACTACTTCGCTCGTTGACGGATTTGGGGCGTTCAATGGATACATCGCTTACATGAGTTCTTCGGAGGTGCAGGGAGTCAGTGGGTAGTCTAGAGCAAGAGTTTGCTATGTTGCAGTCGTCAAATCCGCTGGCTGGTGGATTTCCTAGTACGACCGGAATGATTAAAAGTAACATTAATAAGGCTCCGCAAAGCATTGCTAATGCCGCTTATGCGGCGGGGTACGTAATGACAGCGCCGGAACAGGTTTACGCAATGCAACTCAAATTGGCTAACTCTCTTGAACGTTCACACAGAGCGTACATTAATGGCATGGCCATAGCCAACCCTAAAAAGTTTCACCATGTTTATGAACCAAATCATACAGGTCAAACGGCGTACAGGCTGTTTGATCTTATTGTGGCAGACAAGCGCTACCAGTCAACAATGAAATTACAGTTGCGTTACAGGCCGTCAAAAATGTTGACCCCGGTTCGTCAAGAATTGGCGACACCAGGAAAAACAGGAAAATTTGTTAAGCGGCGACACAAGTTTCCTGACAGAGCCATGGCCTTTGAGTACGGAAAATCGTTAAACATTAAGCCAAAAGGAAATGGAAAATTTTTGGTGTTTTTTGCTGATGGAAAAATACACTTTTTACGCTTGAAGTCTGTAACAATTGATACGCGCAAGCAGGCAACGTTTGGTGCAATGTCCGCAGCAACAAGAGCGTATTTTGAAGGTCCAGCAAAGGCCACCGCAGCAAAAGCGTACGAGAGACAGGTTCGTAAAGCAAAACTCGCTGGAAGTATCGCTGCTCTGAGAGGTATACAGGTAAACATTCCTAGTTCTTCTGTTGCAAAGTCTATTGGAAGGTCAGTCGCTACCGAGGTGGGACTTAAATGACAGTAGATTGGACACACGGAGCGGCGGTGGATATTAGAAAGTATCTGCTAAAAGAACTGTACGCTTCTAATATTATTAAATCAACAGACTACACGCAAGACTTCGGGGTGTTTGATCCTGTGATACCAATACAGCAATTGCCGGAGGTTATTAACACCAACAGTGATTTGCCTTTTGTTGTGTACGACATGACTCCGCTATCAACAGTTAGCGATCAGTATTGGATTGTCGAAGAAGAAATTACATTTTATGTGTATTCTGTTGATTATGGAAAAGTATTGGCAATACAAAATCTTATCGTAGACATTTTTAGGCGACACGATTTGACGGCGATGGACATTAACGGATACGTAACAAGCCCAAACACTTTTCTGTGTGTTTATTTAGTCTCTTCGTCAGCACCAGAACCAGCAGTGTCAGAAGGCGGGCGGGTAGGAGCCTCAATAACAATCAACTATCAGTACACAAGGTCAATTGGGACCAACGGAAGATTTGCTTCATAAATCAATTTAAGTTACTATCAGTGGCGAGGAATCGGCCAGCAAGACAACTCTTCATTTGAAAGAGAGGTGAAAAATAAATATGGCAGGTACAACTAGCAATATTATCGTCGGCGCCGCAGAAATTGGCGTTGGCACATGGGGCGCTGGGACAACTCTAAGTGCCGCAACAGGAATTGATCCTATCTGGTCAGCACTAAAGACCGCTGTCTCTACAGGTAAGGACTACCGTGGATGGATTAATGACGCCACCACGCCAAAAACTCTTACTGTGGGCGCACAAACACTTTCCGTCGCAGACGTAGGTCTGACTCAGGAAGGCGTTGAGGTATCCTACTCTCCCGACTATGGCGAGGTTGAGGTTGATCAGTTGCTTGACGCTGCTCGTCTGTTCAAGCAGAAGATGAGCGTTCAGGTTAAGACAACCTTTGCTGAGGCAACACTAGAAAACCTAGTGATTGTGTGGGACGATGCTCAGACTCCCGTTGGTACGACTGAGAAGTCTATCTACGTGAAGCCAGGTAGCCTAGGCGATGCTCCTAACGAGAGGGTTCTCTTCTTCGTTGGGCCAGCACCGGCAGGCTCTTCAACTCTAGGTAACGCAAAGCAGCGCGTTTACGTCGCTTCTCGCGCGGTTTCCATGGAGGCATCAGCGCACTCGTTGCGTCGTAACGAGGCGACCGTGTTCCCCGTGACATTCAGGCTTTTGCCCGATACAACTTCTTCCTATTCGGCTTACGGAAAGATTGTTGATATCACAGGCTAACAGTCTATCACTGGCATTGGCCGCGAACCGTTTGGTTCGCGGCCTTTGTCATGTTGCTTTTATTTGTAGCGCTTGTTATAATTCTAACAGCCGAATAGGAGGAAAATATGGCAACTAAGATTTACGACACACTAGAGGTAGAACTACAGGACGGTACCGTTGTTACGGTGAAGCCGTTGAACATTCGCTTGCTACGCAAGTTTATGGAAGTTATGAAGGGCATGAATCCGGAGGCCGGTGAGGACGAGAATCTTGAGGTTCTTGTTACCGCCTGTGGAGTAGCACTAGAAAAGCAAGTACCAAACATCTCCAACAATCGTGAGTTGCTTGAGGAAGCGCTTGATGTTCCTACAATGTGGAAGATCATTGAGATTGCTGGTGGGATTAAGATGGCAGACCCAAACTTATTGACGGAGGCGGGGGTGGTGTAGGATGGTCGGACCTAGACCTTGCTGCACTAGAATCTGAATTGTTTCTCTTAGGGAATTGGAAAAGTTACGAACAGTTAGAAGATGAACTTTCCATGCCCGAACTGCTTGCCACGCTAACAGCGGCCCGTAAAAGGACAGAGGGTGAGCGAGAGTTTCTTGCCGCAATTCAGGGTATTGATCTTAACGAAGGCAGAGAAGAGCGTGACTTTGAAGAAGTTCGTCGTCGCGCTCACATTAGGGCTGCGGGTGGAAATCCTGACGCCAATGATATTAAAGACCTTTCCGGTGCTCTTGCCGAAAGGGAAGGCTTTGGAATCGGTCAGGGATTGGGGTATGAGGTAGATTGACAGAAGTCGTCAATATTCACTTTGCCGCGTCCGCAAACTTTAGCCCACTTATTGCTCAAATTAATGCGGCAAATGCTGCAATTGCGGCGTTTAATAAAAACGCTGGTGCGAGCGGAAAAGCGGCAACCGCCGCTGCCGCAATGGGCAACTTTAATACAGCGGCAACACAGATGGGAAAGTTCCATCAGGTCACCGTTGGTGTTCGTTCCGAGGCCGAAAAGTTTGGCCAAGCAATGTCCCAAAAACGCCTGGGGCTAAACGAGTCTTATCGTGCAATGCGTGCCATTCGTCAGGAACAAGGCGTTATTACACAGTTGGCTCGCCAACAGGTTGCGCTTCAAAACTCTGCCGTAACCTACATGGGCAGAAACTCTGCCGGACAGGCCCAAGCGCTTGTTACGACGGCCAAGGGTGTTGACACGTTTGCTCAGTCGGCACAGTTGGCGGCAACAAAAGCAATGCTAGCAAGGGCCACCATGGCTCAGTTTAGTACCGGTGTTGTAAATCTTGGTAAAAATATTCAGTGGGCCGGTCGTCAGATGATGGTCGGTATGACAATTCCCATTGGTATTCTTGCCGGTGCCGCCACCGCAGCATTTGTGTCAATGGACAAAGAATTGACGCGCATCCAAAAAGTTTATGGTTCCGGATTGACGTTTGGAGAAGATTTTAAAAAGCAATCGCAAATGATCCGTGAGGAATCAATTGCGTTGGCTCGTGACCTTGCAGGATCAATGGGGCAAAGTTCCCAGGACACTCTTGGATTGACTGCCGACCTTGCCGCGACCGGCCTTGAGGGAAAGAAACTAATGGACACCGTTCGCGAAACTTCGCGTCTTGCGCTACTCGGTGAAACGTCCCGTGAAGACGCGATGAAAACAACCCTGTCTTTGCAGACGGCTTTCAAGATGAACACTAAAGAGTTGTCCGATTCTGTAAACTTCATGAACGCCGTGGAAAACCAGACCTCTTTAAGTCTACAGGATTTGACGGCAGCAATTCCGCGAGCGGGAGCGACCGTAAAAAACTTGGGCGGTGGAATTCAAGAACTTTCGCTGTTCATGACGGCGTTTAAAGAGGGTGGAATTAGTGCCGGTGAAGGTGCCATGGCGCTCAAGTCCGGTCTCGCTAGTATTATCGCTCCATCAAAAGACGCAATTGAATATCTAAAAACGTTAGGTATTGACATTGTTGGTATTGCAAAAAAGAACGTCGGGCAACTGGTCCCCACAATTCTTGAACTGCAAGGACAACTTGAAGGACTTGGAACAATTGAAAAAACAAATGCATTAGAAAAATTGTTTGGAAAGTTCCAGATGAACCGTTGGGGAGCATTTTTCAATAACATCAACAAGTCTGGATCACAAACTATAAAAGTTCTGGATTTGATGGGAACTCGGGCAGAAGTTCTTGGTCAGGTAGCCCAGCAAGAGCAGGCTGCTGTGACAGAAAGTGCCGCAAACAAGTTTAAGCAGGTCATGGAAACGCTCAAAACAAATATGGCGATTATGGGCGAAGATTTTGTTGGTGCGTTTACGGCGGCATTTAAAGTAATTGCAGGGATAGTTGACAAGTTTAATAAACTGCCAAAGGGATTAAAGGTTATTCTTGAAATTGGAATGGCTTTTGCCGCCCTTGCACCAGTCGGTGTAATGATTGGTGGCATCTTATTAAACTTCTTGGGCACGCTCATGAAAATTGGAATGCTGTTCCGCAGTGGGTTTAAATCCAATATTGCAAAAATTCTTACGCCTGAACTTGTAGCCGCAGAAAAATTGACGGAACAACTACAAATGGGGTTTATGAAGGTAACCGATCAGGTAGAAATTCTGCGCGGTGCCATTGCTGGACTTGTTTCTGGACTCACCGGAGTGCGGTCAGTAATGGGTGGCAGCATGTTTGCTCCACCAACAATGTTGGCAAAGGGCAAAGAGCAAGCGGAACGCCGTGGAATTATTCTTGGTGAAAATAAACAAGGTTCGGCAAGTTATTCAACGGCGCAATTGCAAGGTCTCAATTCTCAACAGTTGGCCGGTATTGGGACGACCATGCGCCTCATTACGGCAGCCGACAGTGGCGCAAAGATTGGCGACACAAAAGTACAGGAAAAACTTGCAAGAATTGGAAGTTTGGCTGCTCAGGGAACCGCTCAGGCACAGGAACAAGCAAAGAAAGAGATTCTTGGTTTTGCCAGTTCAATGAGAAGTAACACGGCGTATTCAAAAATGTTTAGCGAAGAGTTGGCAATGGCGTCGTCAAATACTGAGAAATACATTGCTCAATTGTTGGGCGCATCATATCGACTAGGATCGGCAACAATTAGTGGTCAAACTTCACGGCCAATGATTGCTGGCGCAAACCTTATAGCTGGACAACTTGCGGGCGGAGTTCATCAGCCAATTTACGGCGCTCCGGGTCAATCGACCGCGATGAATAGTTTTCTTAATGATAGAGAAGGAAAACTTATTCCTGTTTCTATCGGTGAAAAGAATTCTGGTGCGGGCGGATCACAAACCAACGGAACACGTGAGCATCTTATTGCTCAAAATGTGATTAAGGGCATCAATGCCACTGTCAATAGTGAAGGTCTAACAGGAATTAAGGCTGCGGAGCGCGCAGCAGAACTGCTAGCACAACATTTCCTTACGCTTGGCATGAGTGTCGATGTTCTTGAGGCTGCTCTTACCAGTGCTGGATTGGGCACGGGTTCCGCCATTGATAAGCCTGGTAGCAAAAAAAGCCAGGAAGCCAGCCCACAAACCAAAGCAGCCATTGAGCAGAGAAACACTCGGGGATCAGAAATTAGAACCGACCGTCAGATTCTTGCTAATACAAAAGAAAATCTAAAAGAAACCCTCGCCGCGCAAAAGAAGTCGTCGGATGCCGCGTTTGCGGCAATTCAAAAAAAGTTTGGCCCAGACATTGTTAGAAAGGACGCAAGTGGTCGTAGTTTGATTGGAATGAAAGCGGACAATCTCAAGGCGGCAATTGGTCAGCAGTTGATTGATCGTACTAATGCACAGCGCGCCCAGTTTGGAGTTGCCCCTTTAAATAAGACGCAGGAAGGAAGGTTGCGTACACAGGCCAAAGAGGGTGTCGTCGCTATGGGCAAAGCCAAGGCTTTTGATGGCAAAACACTTAATGAATTTAATAATGGATTAAAGAAAAGTGCCGCCGCCGCTGGCACTTTTGCGGGAAAAATCAGTGAAATTTCAAAAAGAGTAGGAGGAGTCGCTTACAGTTCCACAACTAAAACAGACGCAGAAGGAAAGCAAACGAGAGTAATCTCTGACGTTAGGCCCGCACCAGTCAAAATATGGGACATGCCAGCACAAACTAAAACTGCCGCAGAAATGGCCACCCTTGACAAAGCCGCGAAAGATGCAATTAAAACGGACAAAATTGCTGCGTCCAGAATAAAATCCGCTAATCTGATGTACAATCAAATTGGCGCATTGGACTTTAGTAAAATGTTCGCCAAGGGCGGCGGCATTGTTCAAATGACTGGTGGGCTAAGCAGACTGACACAAGCCGTACTAGGATTTGGTGAGGCGACTAAAAAAGCAGCATCCATAATAAAAACTGCCGGAGCGGCAATGGGCAATAATCTTGGCAAGGTGGGCATGGGCATGATGGGCTTGTCAATGCTTCCAATGTTTATGGGTGGAACCGAGGGAACCAGTGGAAAAGCAGTTGCCGCAAATACTTTGAGTATGGCAGGCATGGGTGCCAGCGCTGGTATGATGCTTGGTATGCCTTTTGGTGGTGTCGGAGGCGGTGTCGGCGCATTAATTGGCGGTGTTGCTGGGGGAACGTTTGGCTTTATTCAAAAGATGGGTGAGGCCGCAAAAGAAGCAGGCCAAAAACTTGTTGAACTTTCTAAAAATATTGCTGCCGCAAACGAACGCTTAAGTGCAGAAATTGTAAAAACTTTAGGCGGAACCCCAAAGATTGCCAGTAATATTGGTATTAATACGGAAAGTATTGGTGTTGATCCAAATTACAGTCCTAAAATGGAAGCCCTTATTAAGGAAAAGGCTCCGGAGCGTGTCAAGGCTCTACA